TGAGTCCCGCCTACTGGCGGGCCGCCTCTGCGGACAAGATCCCCCTGACCCAGACGGCTATGGCCGGTTCGGTCGGCACGATGATCGTGCACACCGAGTACAGCGAGATGCTCAAGAAGGATGGCGTCAACAAGACGGTCATCACCTATGGCAAGTACAAAGGCCTGGGCAATCCTTTCGAGCCGCTGTCCGAAGAAGGTAAAAAGAAGTTTCAAGCGCTCGCTGACGAGAGTGGGCGCATTTTTGTCGATTACGTGGCTGACCGCCGAGGCGTTTCGGCTGAAGAATTCCAGAAGACCATGGGCGAAGGCCGGGTCTTCATGGGCCGTAAAGCGGCAGAGGTGAACCTCGTTGACGGCGTGATGCTTTATGATGAGGCCCTTGCTTTTGCAAAAACGCTTGACACCTCCAAAACATCCGCGCAAAATCCGCGCAATTCTTCAAAGGACTCCGCCATGAAAGCAAATCTGAGCAAGCTGACCGTCCTGGCAATCGCCTCGGGTGTCGCGCTCGACCAGCTCGGCCTCGACAAGCCTGAAGCCAATGCGCAAGGTATCGCACTGGAAGCTGCGGCGCAGGCTGCTGTCGTGGCCGAGGCCACCGAGGTGCATGCCGCTGTGCAGGCACTGGTCGCGAAGGAAGTGACCAAGGCCACTGGCGAAAAGACTGGCGAGATCGCCACGCTGAAGGCCACCAACGAAGCCCTGACGGCCAAAGTTACTTTGCTGGAAGGCGGCGCCGCCCAGCTGACGGCCAAGGTCAGCGCAGCAGAAGCCTTGATTGCCCGCAGCGAAGCTGTGGTCAAGGCTTCCGTGGGCGTCATGTCGGTGGCTCTGGGCGGCTCTGCAACGGCTGCGGACAGCCTGACGGGCGAAGCCCTGCTGGCCGAGCATGACCGTCTGGCTGCCCAGTTCAAGACCAAGTTCAAGGCAGGCGGTGTGGCGGCTGTGCCCGGTCTGGGCGAAGACCAGACTACCAAGGCCGAAGGCCCGAGTCCCGAGTTCCTCGCCTTCCTGGGCAAGGGCAAGGCCGCGTAAAGGCCTCGCAACGCAAACCTCATTTAGGAGAAAACCATGTCCAAGGCTCACTACCTCGCTCCCGCCATTCCGCAGGCTTCGGCCAAAGCGGTACGTCTGGGCCAGACCAACGCCAAGTTTCTGCCCAGCTACGACGAGGGCAAGTTCGTCAAGCTGACGGCCGATTCCCGTTACGAGCTGTGCGCGGCCGGCAACCCCATTGAGGGCGTGGTTCTGTCCGTGGAAAACGCCACTTCCGCAGGCTACGCTGTCGGCTCGGTTTACGAATCGGGTCGCATGTTTGCTGTGGCGGATGGCCTGCAAGCCACTCCTGGCACCGGCACCATCGCGGTCGGTGATTACGTGGTCTGCGGCACGGTTGTGGCGCTGGGCACGGCCCTCAACGGCTTCCCGAAGGTCTGCAAGGCTACGAACCAGCCGGGCGCCACGGTCACGACTGCTGACAACGTGGTGGGCAACATCAACGCGGCGATTGCCAAAGTCGTCGAAGCGCAGGCCAACGCCATGTTCGCCTGGCGTGTCGTGTCGCTGTACACGGGTGGCGTCGGCACGGTGGGTGCGACCATCGTGATCGAGCGCGTGAATTCCGCAACCGGCGTGGTGGCATAAAGCCGCTTTACCCAAACCTCCAAGGAGAAAAACATGGCAGGCTACTACACCAAAGACGGCACCTTCAAGGCGGCCGAGATCACGCCCGAAATCTACCGGCTGGCCCATGAAGCCAACCTGTCTTTCGCGCAGTACGTGAACCGTGCGAACCCGGACGCTGACCCGAAGCTGGGCTCTGCGTTCGAGCAGCTCTGCGCTTCCGAGGGCCTGGGTCTGCCCGGTCACAACGTTTACGGCCTGCGTGCGGCTACCGTGGAGGAAATCCTCTCCGGCAAGACGAACGTGCTGGGCTCGGCCAACGTCAAGGACCAGGGTTCGCCGTTCGGCACCGCCTCGCGTGTGCTGTTCCCGGCTGCTCTGGCTGCCCTGATCGAATCGGCTGTGCCGAAGGACTACTCCACCGACACGGTGGTGTTCAATGACCTGGTGGCCCTGAACATGTCGGTTCCGACCGAGAACTTCATCCAGCCGGTCATCACCTACAGCACGCCCAACGGCCCCGAGCAGGCCCGCGCTGCCCGCGTCACCGAGTTCTCGGACGTGCCCAACATGCTGCGTTTCGGCACCAGCGAGCGGAACCGCTCGCTGCCGACCTACGGCATCGGCATGGAGTTCAGCGAGAAGGCCCTGCGTGCAACCACGCTGGACCTGGTGGCGCTGACCCTGAACCGTTACCTGATGATTGAGAAGGACCAGCGGGTTTACAGCTATCTGTCTTCGATCTTCGCTGGTGACCTGGACCTGAACACCGGCGCTGTGTCGGCCGTGACGACCACCTCGCTGGACTCGACTGCCACGGGCGGCGTCGTGACCCACAAGTCCTGGGTGAAGTTCCTGGCCCGCCGCCGCAAGCTGCGCAAGATCACCCATGTGATCGGCGACATCGACTCGTACCTGAAGGTGGAAAGCCGCACTGGCCGTCCGGGCTCGAACAACTACGACCCGACCCTCTCGCGCATCGACCCGCAGGCCGTGGCTACCAACGTGGGCTTCGGCAACGATGTCAAGTGGTTCATTGTGGACGACGCCACTGACGGCGGCCCGGTGCCGGCCAGCACGGTGTGGGCGCTGGATGCCACCAAGGGCATCGTCAAGGTGTCCAACACCTCGGCCAGCTACACGGCCGCCCAGAGCTTCGTGCTGCGCAAGAGCGAAGCGATGGTGATGCACTGGTCGGAAGACGTGTACCGTATGTACGGCAACACGGACCTGTCGGCCTTCGACGTTCTGACCATCGCCTAAGACGCTGATCGGTCTTCACCCGGCCCGCTGCTGCCTCTGGTGGTAGCGGGCTTTTTACTAGGAGTTCCAAATGGCAAAGAATGAAATGACCGTGATTGACAAGGATGGCGCCTGGGTGGTTCACACCGGAGCTTTCCGCCTGCCGCACGCCTTGCGTACCGGCATCAATCTGGAGCCGGGCGTGCCCACGAAGGTGACGCACGACGACTGGCTGAAAGGGCAGCCCACGGTCAAGGCCTGCAGCGACCCCATGGAGGGTCCGGTGGAGGTTGAGATGGTCAAGGTCGAGACCCCGCTGAAGGCTGCGGCAAAGCCTGGTGACGCGAAGAAGTAAAGCAGCTTCATGGCTCTCACGACCTACACCACCTACGACACCATTCGAGCCTTGCTCGGGGTGACGAACCTGGAGATCACAGACGCGACTCTGGCGCTGCCCGTCTACGAGACGGTCTTCCTGCTGGAGTTGTCCGGGCTTGACCAGGACGGTGGTGCTGCCAAGACCGAGTATGCGCGGATTGCGGCTATTACCCCTGCTGAGAACCGCACGGCCAACGAGCAGGCGTTCTACGACATCGTGAATCTGTTTGCAGGCTTCAGCGTAGCCCAGCAGTTGCTGGGCTCCGCTGAGATGTTTGCGCCGAAGACCATCAAGGATGGCAAGGCCGAAGTCGACCGTTTCCAAGACCCGTTCAAGAACCTGCGCGGCGCTGTAGAAGGCGGCTACAACCGCTTGCGTGCACGCTTGCTGCGCCTGCTTGTGGTTCTGGTTCCAGGGGCCAACGTTGCGGTGGCAAGCTCGCGCACCAACATCGTTTCAACGGGGCTTGGCACCGACCCGGTGACAGGCGTTTGATGTGCTTATCCATGACGCTGCTCGTTATTTTGACAATGACCCCGTAACCGATGGGTACACCGGGGCGGTGCTCTTCAACGCCCAGACAGCTTCATTCGATGACTCGAACTCGGATGGCGCCACACTGCGCCGCCGAGTGCTAAGCCTTGCACCCGGCTTGTCCATTCCGACTCGACGGGTCATCAGCATGTATGGTGACCGTTGGCTTGTGGGCACCGGCACTCCGGACGGCTTTCTCGGCTCTGTAATCCGTCAGCACTTCGGTATGAAGCGGGTGACGGACAACATGACGCTGTACACCCCGAATCAGGCCGTGGCTCTTTCTGGCGGCACGGCGGTGTACGCGCACAAGTTCTACTTTCGCGATGTGGTCAACAACCTCACCGAGGCGGAGTTCGACACCTTCTGGAACATCTTTGTGGCTCCTGGAGAGGCTGCGGCCAAGGGCTCTTTCTTTCGCGACGCGGATGGCCGCTTCTACCGGGTGCGCAACGACTACCTGCCAGTCGAAGGCTTGCGAGTGTGTCAGTCTGACACGCTGGACGCGGCAGCCCGGACCACGGCCGTGTTCAACACAGGCTCCTACAACCCCATCACAGACTCTGTGTCGGCCGGCACAACCACGGTCAACTGCATCAAGCTGGAGCCGCCCAAGTTCTACCGGTTCCGGTATGTGTCGGACCCCAAACTGGAGCCAGGTGACCTGTGCATCTTCGTGCCTGGCAGCTTTGCGGCTACCACCGGGCAGACTTTCACGATGGACGGGCGCAAGTGGCGCGTCTTGGGCGTCGAGACAGAGCTTGACGCCAAGGCTCTGCATGTGAGGCTCGCATGATTCAGCTGGACATGAGTGGCCTGCCCGCCTTCGAGCTTGCCTTGTCGCTGGAGCTTGCCCGGCTGGACCGGGAGATCACTGAGAAGTTTCGAGGCTGGACCGTGACCCTGTTCAAGGAGCTGGTTTACGGCAGCCCGCAGTGGTCTGGCGACCTTACAGCCAACTGGCGGTATTCGGTCAATGCACCTGACTTTACCTATGTGCCAATCCCGAACAAGGTCGAGGGTTCGCAGTTTTGGTCTAAGGCCGATGTGTACCAGCGGGGCGCAGAGCCTGCAGTTGGCATGGCTCTTGCTAACCTGGCCGCTGCTCCGAAGCCGACCTGGCGGGATATGGTGTACATTTCCAATTCGACGCCCATTGCGGCAGATGTGGAAGATCGGCGTGTGGCTATTCGTCCGGTCAACTTGGTGAACGGCGAAGTCGCCATGATTGAGTTTGTGGTAGCCATGGAGCAGCGTCGAGGAGGCTTTCTATGAGCGCAGAGGCTATTCGGCAGGGCATCATCACAGAAATTGAGCGGGCTCGCGCGGCGTGGTCTGCCTATACGCTGTTGGTGGACTACGAGAACCGTGATCTGGTGGACCTGGAGGCCATTGAAGATGGGCAAGCCTACCTTGCGGTGGACATTGTGTTTCTCAGCGGCAAGCAGCTTGACTTGGGGCAGAGTCCCATGATCGAGGATGCCGGGCACATCATCCTGGCTGCAGGGGCCAAGATGGGTGCAGGCACGGCACAGCAGGTAAAGTTACTTGACCACGTTCGGCCGTATCTGCAGCTTCGGGATGATCTGGGCATTGCCCGGACTGAAGCCGGTAAGCTGCAGCGGCCTCAAATGTGGCAAGGCTTTTACTACCTGCCGCTCATCATCCCGTTCTGGAGCCACGCGCAGGCTCCGGCTACCCCTTGACCAAACAGTTGCTTTATTGCTTCAATAGGGCATAATTCCGCCAACTCAACCGGAGAACCACCATGCCACTTGCATCCACCAGCCGCGTACAGCTGCGCTACATCAAGGAATCGACTTTTGGTGTCACGCCTGGCGCCGGGACTTGCCGCAATTTGCGCATGACCGGCGAGAGCTTTGACATCACCGTCGCCAAGGAAGAGAGCAAGGAAATCCGCTCTGATCGCCAAGTCGCCGGTGCTACCACGGTTGACCAGACGGCCAGTGGCGGCTTCAACTTCCACATGCAGTACGCCGAGTACGACCAGTTCCTGGAAGGTGCTCTGCAAAGTACCTTTACTGCCTACGGCACCAACGGCGTTGGCTCTACCTTCACCGGCACTTTCACTGCCACCACCATCACGGCCAGCGTTGCGCCCACCGGCAACAACGCGTTCACCACGCTGCAGCTGGGCCAGTGGTTCTGTGTCAATGCCCCGAGCGATGCCAATGACGGCCTGATTCTGAGGGTGTCCACTTCGGTGGCTCCCACCAGCACGGTTATCACCCTGGACGCCTCGACGCCTGCTGTCGCATCCGTGGGTGTTGCCAACTGCACGCTGGCGACTTCCCGCCTGTCGAACGGTACGACCCAGCCCTCCTTCTCGATTGAGAAGGAGCTGGCTGACGTGACCCAGTTCTTCCTGTACAAGGGCATGACGGTCGGCAAGCTGAGCCTGAACTTTGCGGCTTCTTCGCTGACGGACGGCTCTTTCGAGTTTTCGGGCAAGACTGGCCTTCGCGCAGGCTCCACGGGCCTGCCCGGCACTCCCACGGCTTCCAACAGCTACGAAATCCAGAACGGTGTGCGTGGTGTCGGCCAGCTCTGGGAAGGCACGACGCCCTTGACCGGCGTGTACATCAAGTCCATGACCCTGGACACGGACAACATGCTGCGTGACCAGAAGGCCATCGGCAACCTGGGCAACGTGGGCATTGGCTCCGGCGACTTCAAGCCGAGCGGCAAGATGGAGGTCTACTTCAGCAATGGCACCCTGTACGACAAGTTCATCAACGACACCTACACCCAGGTGATCGTTGGCACGCAGGATTCGAGCAAGAACGGCTACGTGTTCACCATGCCGCGCGTGCTGCTGATGTCGGGCAAGATCGTGGCCGGCAGCAAGAACTCCGACATGATGGTGTCTTTCGACTTCCAGGCCTTCAGCGATGACGCCAACGCCGTGGCTGGGCTGCGCAAGAGCCTGTTCATCGACCGCGTGGGCGCTGCGGTGACCTAAGCCACCTTACCCTGAAAATGCCGCCTTCGGGCGGCATTTTTCATTGTCAAGGATTATTTTTATGTTGTCGATTTTTGCAGGAATGTCGCTGTATACTGTGGCTTCTTTTTTCACAGGAGTTTTCATGGACATCTTTGCCAAATTTGCAACCGACCCCAACCTGGAACTGGAAGGCACCTGGAAGGCCATTGGCCCGGCCACCCGCACGAAGGACGATGGTTCGCCTGACCCTGACTCGGCCCCGCAGATTCTGGTCGCTCGTTCGGGCAACAAGCGCCACGGCCGCATCATCAGCCGCCTCTACAAGTCCAACCAGACGGTGCTGGACGGCCAGGACGACATGGCCGAGCAGAAGGGTGAAGAGATCACCATTGACGCCATGTCCCAGAGCATCCTGCTGGGCTGGAAGAACCTGAGCTTCAAGGGCGAGAAGCTGCCGGACGGCTATGACCGCACAACTGCCAAGAAGCTGCTGGCCGTCAAGGACTTCCGGGCGCTGGTGACCCGGCACGCTGAAGACTTCAAGAACTTCAGCGTGACCCAGGAAGACGCAGACGCAAAAAACTGACCGAGACTTTGGCTTGGAGCCTCACATGGGGCTCTCAGCTGAAGTTTCTTTTCAGTCTCGCGGCTGATGGTGTCGAGCCGCAAGCTCTCAAAGATCGCCCAACGCTTCGCCCAGAGCTTGCGTACTATCAGGAGGTCTTTGAGGAGCTTTCGGAGTCTAGACACTACTCGGCAGCGGGCACCCCGCTGCCGATACCTGTCAGCGAGATCGTCAGCTACTGCGAGCTTTTCCGGGTAGACAGCCTGGTTGAACGGGAAGAGCTTTTCAGGGCAGTTCGGGTTCTAGACCGGCAGTTTGTCAAGCAAATTACCGAGCAGCTCAAACCGGCCAAGCCTGACACGAAAACCAAGTCTGCTGTTGCTTGATAGGACCTCCGCCAGGTAAACTCCTGCGGAGGTCTTCCTATGTCTACACCCACCCTTGCTCTCGGTATCTCAGCGGCTGGCACGTCTGAGGTCGCACGCCTTGCAAAAGCTGTAGGAGACCTGCGCTCGAATCTCCAAGGCCTTGCTCAGGTCAACCCCAACAATGCTTTGTCTGGCCTGCGGGGGATGGAGTCGGAGCTTCGTCGGCTTCGGGTGGACCTGCGTAAAGGTTTTGAAGAGTTCAAAACTCTGCTGAGCACTGGCGCTGTTGAAGCGTTCAAAAGTGTCCAAGTTGCCAATACACAGGGTGCTGCGAAGTTGCAGCAAGGGATTCGTGAGGACGCTACCCGCACCCAACGGGCAATCAACGATGCCACGGAGAAGGTTCTCAAGGAGCAGGACAAGGCTGCGGCCAAGATTCGGGTTGCTGGTCGTCGAGTTGACCTGGGTGGTGGGCTGACTGCCAGCATCTCTGGCACAGGCCTCGGCTCTGCGGGCAATGTGCTGAAAACTTTGAAAGAGGTGGAGGCGCTGCCAGGTGCAGTGAACGCGGCTGGGGAGAAGCTAAGTAAAGCTGCTTTAGGCTTCAAGCTGAAGCTCATGAAGGGCTCGGCTGATACGGCTGCAGCGTTGGAGCTGGCTCAGCAGCGTGAGCAGGCAGCGGCGCTGGCCTACAAGCTGAAGCTCATGAAGGGCTCGGCTGACATCGCGCAAGGGCAGGCTGAAGCCGCTATGAAGCTGGAGCAGGCCAAGCTGGCGTGGCGTTTGAAGCTCATGAAAGGCTCGGCTGATACGGCTGCAGCGCTGGAGCTGGCTCAGCAGCGTGAGCAGGCAGCGGCGCTGGCCTACAAGCTGAAGCTCATGAAGGGCTCGGCTGACATCGCTCAAGGGCAAGCTGAAAGCGCTCTGAAGATGGAGCAGGCCAAGCTGGCATGGCGTTTGAAGCTCATGAAAGGCTCGGCCGACACGGCTGCAGCGCTGGAGCTGGCTCAGCAGCGCGAGCAGGCAGCGGCGCTGGCCTACAAGCTGAAGCTCATGAAGGGCTCGGCTGACATCGCGGACCAGATGATGCTGGACGCGGCAAAGACCAACCTTGCGTCCAAGACCCGAGATGCAGCTTTTGCGGCTGCGGATATGCGCGGGCAATTGCGGACGCAGGTGCGGGCTCGTTCCCAGCTCGATGCAGGCATTGCTCCAGATGTGGTGCAGTCTCGCTTTGGCGGGCTGGCTACAGGGCTGGCTGCGGCCACAGACATGGCGACGTTGCGTCAAAGCCTCGCGGACCTCAACGAGAAGACGCCTAAAGCTACTTCACTGATGAGTAAGTTCCGAGGGGAGCTGCACGACGCGCACAGCGCGGCCCGAGGCCTTGCATCTGGCTTTGGAGCGATGTGGCTGACCTGGGGCAACATTGCGCCGCTTTTGGCTGGTGCTGCGTTGTCTCACAGCTTTGTGCAGACTCTCAAAATGGGTGCTGAGGTTCAGCACACCATGCAGGTTATCCGGGTGCTTTCGGAGGAAACTGCCGAGTCAGTAGGAGGGCTGAACAATCAGTTGCTCGATCTTGCCCGCACAGGTCCGTTCGGGCCTCGTGAAATCGCGGAGGCGATGAAGATACTGTCGCTTGCTGGCCTTGATGCTGCTGAGGTTTCTTCGTCTATCAAGGATGTTCTGAATTTCAGCGTAGCAGGTACGACCAGCATCAAACAAGCTGCGGATGTCATGACATCCGTGGCGACTGCTTTCAGCATCTCTGCCAAAGGTTACAACTACGTTGGGGATGTGATTTCCAAGACGGCGGCAATCTCGAAGTCTTCTGTGGAATCAATCGGTGAAGCTTTCAAAACTGCATCTGTTGTGAACGCGCAGTATGGAGCGTCTCTGGAGGATGTGGGTGTTGGCCTTGCGTTGCTGAGCAACCTGGGCATTCAAGGTACAGCGGCAGGTACTGCTCTGCGTAACATGTACGTGGATATTTTGGGCCGCACGCCCAAGGTCCAGAACGCCCTCAAGCAACTTGGGGTTGATGCTTTTGACCCTCTGACTGGCAAGGCCCGAGGACTGATTGAAATTTTCAAGGACCTGGACAAAGGCCTTGCAAAGTTCAGCCCCAAAGAGCAGACCAAGCTTCTGCAGAATGTGTTTTCTGAGCGTGGCGGGAAAGAAGCAGTTGCGGTTCTCGATGCTCTTCGCGCCAAGGCAAAAGACACACGTAGCGAAGTTGGCAGTTTGCTGGAAGAGCTGAAGCTCAAGATTGACAACGCGGCCGGCTTCATGGCTGTGTCTGCTGCAAACCTGGCGATCACGCCGCTCAACCAGATGAAGTCTGTGTTGGCGACTTTGCAAGCCGCCATGGTCAGCTCTTTTGACGCGCTTACGCCCTACATTCTGACGACCTCTACACGGCTGAAGGAGATTTTCAACTCTCCCGAATTTTTGAATGGGCTGCAGAAAATGGTTGTGGGGATTGGCAGCCTCATTCAGATCATCGTTGCAAATATCGACAAACTGGCGCTCGTGGGTGCAGCTTTCCTGGGCTGGAAGCTGGGGGCTGTGGCGGCAGGTGTTTTCACGCTTGTCGGCCGTCTTGCTGCCCTGGCGCAAGGAGCTTACACAGCAACGGCAGCCATACTGGGCCTTGGTGCTGCCCAAGCTACGTTGGGGGCTTCTACAGCTACGGCTGCTAAAGCCACAGCGGCTAAAGCTACTTCACTGGGAGCTTTGGCAACGCTCTTCGGGCGCTTTCTGCCTTACCTCGGCCTTGGGGTCACTGCCTGGCAGATGTACAGTTTTTGGTCTGACAAGTCTGCTCAAAGCAATGTTACGGTTACAGGGTCTTATGACGCTCTGCTGACTGAGCTGCGCAAAGAAGCTGAACGTCTCAAAGACATCAATGAAGCTAAGGCTACTGGCATCAGCCTGGATGACATCAAGGCTCGGAAAGCCCGCATGGGGGTCGAGTCTGACATCATGGCGCCTGTACTCAAGTCGCAGAAAGCCTTGCAAGACCTGCAGGACAAGAAGAGCAAGACTTCACCCATGGTTGCGACTTACATGGTGCTGGAGCGCGACATCAAGAAGGAGCAGCTGAATCTGGCTCGGCAGATGGAGCTTGCTGACGCGCGGAGGCTTGAGTTGCAGATTGCGTCCAATGCGGTGGCAACTGAAGCTCAGAAGCAGAAAGATAACGCTCAGAAGTCAGCGCACGACCGCCTCAAAGACCTCAAGCTTCGCCAACTTGACCTCAGCGGCGGTGTTGTCGAAGAGCTGCCGGAGAAAGCGGCTAAGGCTACTCGGGCAATGGCTGACAACGAGCTGTCAACTATCCAAGAGATGATCTCTCGGAGGCTGACCGCTGACCGGCGTATTTTTGAAAATTCTGTCGCAGTGCTCAATGCAGAGCACAAAGCAAAGCTGGTTTCTGAAGGGGCTTTCCAAGCTCAGAGCCTGGTACTGGCTCGGGCCTATGAAGCCAAGGAGCTTGCGATTGTCGAAGAGACGACCCGAGAGTACGCGCGGTCATACGCCGAGCGGCAAGAGGCTCTGCGCAAGACTAAGAACCCTGACCAAGCCCTGAAAAATCTGGAGAACCGCAAAGAAGTCTTTGATGCGGACATGGCGAACAAAGCAGAGCGCATTCGCAGCGATGCCAACAAGCGGGCGAAGCTTGCGAACATTGAGTTGGATGGCTCTATCAAAGAGCTGACCCTCTCAAATGAGGACTATTGGCGCAAGGCAGAGCAAGGCGTCAAGAAGGAAACCGCGCTGTCTGTCACTCGTGCGGCTTTTGCTCAGCAAAGCGAGACTGCCCGTGCCTCGGCGGAGGCGATGACGAAGGTCGAGGAGTCTCACGCAGGGCAGCTTGAGACGCTTTCTCGCGGCTACGAGGATGCCAAGAAAGCAGTTCAAGACTATATCTCTGCTGCTGGTCTTCAAGCTTTCTTCGATGAAGAGGTTGGGGAAGGTCTCGGCCGTCTGAATAAACAGGTTGATGCGTACTCCAAGGCTCTGGAGTTTGCTCGCAAGCGTTTGAACGAGCTGAAGGTAGCTGCTGCAGATGGGGCAGTCATTGAGGTGAGTAACCGAGAAGCAGAGCGCACTCGGGAAGCTTACGAGAACCGCAGCAAAGACATTGCGAAGAGCCTTGCTACGGCCATCATGAATGGCGGCAAGAATGGACTGGGCAACCTCAAAGACCTTATCAAAACTTACTTTATCAAGGAGCCTATCCAGATTGTTCTGGAGGCTGTGCTGAAGCCTGTCGGCAATCTGATTGCTGGGGTGGGCCAAAGCGTAGTTGGTTCGATTACCAAAGGTTTCCTGGGCGACAGTGCAATGGGCTTTGCCAGCAAAGGCACAGGGTTCGGCAACGCGCTCGGTTCAGAGCTTGCCAACGGTACTTTGATGGGGAACATCTCCGCAGGGGCTTCGGGCTTTGGCGGCAGCTTTGCTTCCACGGTTGGCGGTGGTTTTGCCACGGACGCTATGGGTGCTACCGTCATCCAAGGGGCTTCTGGCGCTACTTTGGGTGCTGGCAGCAGCATTGGCTCCATGCTGGGGCCTGGCTGGGGCTGGGCGGCTGCTGCTGCGATGCTCTTGGCAGGTTCTGGGGCGTTTGCAGGTGAGACTCGCTCAGGCGGGCAATATGGTTACGGTACGACCAACTCAGGGTATTACGGGACCACGACCCAGAAAATCTCTGGGCCTTCTGGAGGTGATCTGGGGGATGCTGCCGGTGCGGCTAACCTGACCATTTCAGGTATCAACACGCTGCTGTCGGACATCGGCAGTGTGCGTCGTGTTGCAGGCTTTGAAGCTGGCCTGGAAAGCTCCGATAAGGGGCGTGGCGGTGTTTACGCGGGTGGCACGCTTACAGGAGGTGTGCGCTTTGGCGAGGCAGGCCTCTTCAACCCGGATGGCAGCCGCAATAGCAACTATGACGGCACGCTCTACGAGCGCACCAGCACGAACAGTCCCGGCAAGGACGAGGCCCTTGCCAATTTTGCTACCGACCTCCAACAGGTAACGCTGCAGGCTTTGCAGGCGGCGGCTGGACTGCTGCCTGAGACCATGACCCGGACTGTGGGCACAGGCACTTTCAACTGGCGTCAGCAGGGCGCGGACGGCGGAGAGGCTGTTGAGGTCATGAAGACCGAGATTGTCCAGCTGCTGGATGAAGCTGCTCGGCAGGCTGCGGAAGAAGCCTCTGGCGTGCCCAAGGTCATCCGGGATGTTCTGCGAGGGGTGGACACAGAGGCTCTGTCGTCTGAAGAGTCTGCAGCGATGCTCAAACGTGTCAGCGATCTAGTGGACGCAGTGCGAGGTTTCCGACTTGCGGTGGACTCTCTGCCGATGCCGAAGTTGAAGAGCCTCAGTTTTGACCTAGCGTCTTCTTTGGTGAGTTTGGCAGGTGGACTGGAAACTTTCCAAGCAAATCTGAAGGGTTACTACAACGAGTTCTACACGGCTGAAGAGAAGCAGGCGAACCTGCGCGGCAATCTCACGCAGGAGTTCGCAAAGTACGGTGCCAAGCTGCCAGCTACGCGGGCTGAGTTCCGTCGCCTGGTAGAGGCGCAGGACTTGACGACTACTGCAGGGCAAGAAAACTACACGGCCCTGATGCGAGTCGCAGCATCTTTTGCAGAGTTGACAGCTGAAGCAGAGTCTGCGAACTCTTCGCTCAGCCGTCAACAGACCCTGCTTGAGGCAGTTGAGGAAGCTCGAACCGAACTCAACAACGCGTACAGCGCGGAGGTTGAGCGCCTCCGGGGTGTGCAGGAGCGCTTCAAAGGCTTTGCAGATTCGCTGAAGAAGTTTTTGCAGACTTTGATCTCTGGCCCACAGGCAATGCTGTCGCCGGAAGCGGCCTACCTTGCCAAACAAAGTGAGTTTCGACGTGTGTCTTCGCTGGCGCAAAGCGGGGATGAAGACGCCCTTGCGAATCTGCAGGCAGTCTCGGAAGAGTACCTGTCCGCCAGTAAGGAATACTTTGCGTCAAGCACTCCGTATTTCACGGACCTGGCCGAGGTCAAGGCTGCAGTACAGGCTTCTCAGACAAGCTCGCAGAACATTGCTGATTCAGCTACTCGCCAGATCGCGGCTCTGAATGAGCAGCTCAAGCAGCTCATCAGCATTGACGCGGGCACCAAGACCGTCGCGGATGCTTTGAAGCAACTGCTGGCATTGTCAGGTGCTGCAGGGGTCAGCCCGAACAGGCCGCTGACGCCCATCGAGGCAGCCGGCCGAACCACTGCTGCAACGGCTGATGAGCTTGCTCGGTTCGGCAGCATCATTCAGAACAGCCCACAAAACGCGGCAGACTACGCACGCAGTCTGGGCTTCAGCAATAGCCAGATTGCCGAGTATGTGGCTGCTCAGCCGCAGTACAAGACCAGCCAGGCTGACGCGCTGGCCTGGCTGAATGCTAACCCTGTCCAGAATCGAGCTTCAGGAGGCTTTACGCCGCCTGGCTTGACCTGGGTAGGAGAGACTGGCCCGGAGCTGGTCAGCTTCAACCGCCCAGGTCAGGTCTATTCAGCGGTGCAGTCTCAAAGTATGGTGGGCATGACCGGGGTCGTGTCCTCGATCATGGACACCCATAAGGTTTTGATGGATGTCCTGGCCGCGCAACAAGCCATGATTCGCCAGAATGGCGCAGCTTACACAGCCATGATTGAGGCGCTGCAACGTATTGATGAGAAAGCTGCTCGGACAGCAAACAGCGCAACCTTGAGTGACCAAGACCGATGAACTGCTACCTTGCTGAGATTACGCATGCGATTGACGCCGCAGGGACAACGCTGGTCTTTCGCGCCAGCAATGCTGAGTACAACACACGGCCGTCTGACAACCCGGCAAACACGCATTACGCCAACCGGGTAAAGCAGCCTGGCTTGGTGCGTCGAGACATGTTCTCCAGCGGCAAGACCAGCGGCCGAACGTCTATCGGGCACGGCCAGTTTGTTTTTGTCAATGCTGACGGAGCTTACGACTATCTTCTGCCTTACGCCGTAGACGGCCGCTCGTTTGTCCTCAAGTACGGGGATTCCGCAGGCTCGTACAGTAGCTTTACTACGGTGCTGAAAGGCACCATGGAGCAGGCTGATTACAGTGAAGACTTCATCTATTACCGGGTGAAGGACAAACTCTACGTCTACGACAACCCGCTTGCTCAGACTCTGTATGCAGGCACAAATGCTGCGCCTGCTGGGGTCGAAGGGCTGCCTGCGGACATCAAAGGCCAAGTTAAGCCGATCATTCTTGGCTCGGTGCTGAACATCACTCCGGTGCTTGTCAACAGCTCTCGTCTGATTTATCAAGTCAGCAATTTTTCTGTTGCTGACATTTCCAACGTCTATGACAAAGGCCTGGCTCTCACGCGCGGGGCAGACTACCCAGACCTTGCGACCATGGATTCTGTGGGGGGTGCTCCTGCAGCAGGGCAGTATCGGGTTTGGCCTCAAGGCGGGTATTTCCGGCTGGGGTCTAGCCCTGCTGGTCAGATCACCTGCGATGCAAAAAGCAATGCTGGCAATCTTGTTCTGTACTCTGAAAGCATGGCGAACGCGGCCTGGACAAAAGGAAATTTCACAGTCAGCACTGGTGCGATTCCTGCGGGGGATGCTTACCCTGTCCTCGACGGCTTGATTGAGAACACGACGCCCTCTGTCTACCACTACATGGGGCAAGCTGTGGCAAAACCGGCTGTAGCTTTGCCGTATACGGCGAGTGCTTTTGTAGCTTCTTCCGCAGGTCGAGAAGTTTACATCTACCTTGTTGATGGCGCCAATGGCTGCTACGTCTACTTCGACCCAAACACAGGGACGTTGGGCACTCCTGTGGCTTTTGGAGCAGGCTTCAACACGCTCAGTGCAAACGCGTATCTGGTAGCACCGGGCATATACCACCTATTCTTGTCTGCCATAACCACAGCAAGTGCTGTGGTTGGCTGGCAGGTTGCCAGCTCAGTCAGTGCAGCGGGCGTTTATACGGGCGATGGTGTTTCTGGCATCTATATCGGAGGTGCGCAGATTCGCCCTGGTTTTGAACGTGGTGCCTACGCAAAAACTACTTCAGCTGCTCGCACTACAGCCACGGTAGCAACACAGTTGGTAGAAGCAGCTTTACTGCGAGGCCTTGACCGTGCAGATTTGAAGGTCGCTGACGTGGCGGCTCTGGACGCGCTCAACAACGCCGAAGTCGGTATCTTTGTCTCTGATGAGAACTCTGCGCTGAACGTCATGGACGAGCTTGCCCAGAGCATTGGGGCCTGGTATGGTTTTGACGCTCTTGGGCGTTTCCGGATGGGGCAGCTCTTGGCTCCTTCTGGCACACCGGCTTTGACTTTGAACGAGTATCAGATCATTCTGGAAACTGGCGGCACAAAAGGCATCCGAAAGGTTACCCCGAGGGACGAGACAAACGGATTGCCGACTTACAGGTACACCCTCAAGTATCAGAAGAACTGCACCGTCCAGGATTCAGACATTGCTGGTGCAGTCACAGATGCTCGGCGTGCTTTCCTGAAGCTGGACTATCGCTCAGTGGTGTCTGAGGATGCTTCGATCAAAACTCAATACCTGACCTCGACACCTATCGAGAGGCAGACGCTTTTGACTGACGCTACTGCGGCAGCTACAGAGGCGGCAAGACTCTTGGCGCTGTTCAAGGTTCGCAGGAATACCTACGAAGCGGATGTTCGGCTTGACTCAGCAACCCTTGCTGCACTGGACTTGGGGGTGGTTGTAAACTTGGTTTATCCACGATTCGATCTGGCAACCGGCAAGCTTTTTGTTGTTCTTGGTTTTGAGGCGGATTACCAGGACAATAGCGCGAAACTTACTTTGTGGGGCTGACATGGCAAACGCCTTTATCGCATATCGCAACCGGGTTGACGCATCTACCTTGAGCTACGGCTCTTGGGTCAACACGGCTACGATCAAGCTGGACAACCTGAAAGACCGGGTGCTTGCCAAGCCTGCGAGAAGCACGGATGCAGCCAACAGCTCGACACGCTTGCGAGTTAATTTGGGAGCCCCCAGAAAAATTCAGGTCTTGGCTCTCTGCAGGCATAACCTGACGACCGATGCCACCTACCGCTTTCGGTCGTATAGCGATGCAGGCTACACCACAGTTGTCTATGACAGTGGCGTTTTGCCTGTCTGGGCTGCACTCTTTGATAGTCTGACTCTTGAGTGGGAGGACACAAACTTTTGGTCTGGCACTTTGTCGGAAGAAGACCGGACGGGGTATGCCTGGAACCTGATTCATGTGATTCCTGCAGGAACGCTGGTTTACCAGCAATACTGGCAACTTGAATTTTTTGACTCAGGCAACAGTGCGGGTTATATCCAAGCTGGCAGGCTTTTCATGGCGGATGGCTGGACGCCCACTGTCAACATGAAGTACGGCGCCAACTTGGGTTATGAAAGCCGGACGAGCGTTGTTGAAGCTGCGGATGGCTCAGAGTATTTCGATGAAAAGACTTCGTACCGTGTTGCCCAGTTTCAGCTGCAGCACATGGATGTGGAAGAGGCGATGACTCGTGCTTTTGACATGCAGCGAATTTCCGGGGTTGACAAGGAAGTTTTCTTTGTCTACGACCAAGCAGATCAAGCTTATTTGCCGCAAAGGTCCTTCCTTGGTAGACTCCGGAAACTCTCTCCTATTGAGCAACCCTACTTCAGCGAATTTGGCACTACCTACGAATTGAAGGAACTTTTGTAATGGCTTCCGTAACTTTTTCTGCCTCTGTAGGCGGAGACAACTCCACGGTCAGCGATGACAGCAACCCGACGACAGGCCTTGCTAACGGCGGGCATCGCACCCGGTTTGTGCCAGCGCTCGCACAGCTTGTCGCTGTCGCAAGTTATGTGGTGAGTCAGGCTTCGGTTGCAGGGGCCTCAGCGTCTGCCGCTTCAGGCTCTGCGTCTACAGCCAGCGCTGCGGCAGGCACAGCTACGACACAAGCTGCGGCAGCTGCTGCTTCAGCTGTTGCGGCTGCGAACTCGGCCGCAGCAACCCAGCCATCGAACGTCAACGGGACCAGCACAGATTCCATAACTATCGCAACAGCAAACGGGCAGTCGAAAGCGTTGACTTACGCAGAAGCTGGCCGTGCCATTGTCAACGGCATGTTCCTGGTTTTTGCGGCTGCAGCTTCGCCTTCTGTCAACTGGATGTTGATTCAGGTCACAGGTTGGAACAGCGGAACCAGGGTTGTCACAGGTGATGTGGTTGCTTACCAGGGCAGCGGCACTTACGCTTCCTGGGTCATCAGCGGCCCCAGTGGCCCCCAAGGGCCTGCAGGCGAGGACGCCGACCAGACAACCCCCACGCTGCTGGTGGGTGCCAGCGCCACGCTGGTGGAAGCCAACAAAAACACCATG